AAATTAATAGAAAAAGAATTAAGTAAAAGAGATAATAACTTAATGTTATTCGCTGAAATTGTAAGCGATATTGATATAAGTAAATACAATCAAAGCGAATACAGAGTTATTGTAGCTCAAATACTTGAAAATATAGTAGTAAATAACTAATGTCAAATACACTTGCAAAGATTGTAAAGTTAGTTAGACTATGAGTATGGTAGTAAAACAGTTAATAAATTTACCACGAGATTGTAGGTGGATATTTGTTAATTACAACAATAATCTAAAGCCATTTAAGACAACAAAAGAAGTGTTGCATTTTATAGAAGGTAACAGATTAGAGATTGTAGATCAACAGAATATGCAAGGCATTTACATAGTGGTAGTAAAAAAAGCTGATAGTTTTTTATAAGCTATAAGCAGAAAGAATAGGGAAGATATGACAATATATGAGTGCGAATTACACGATAAAGTAATGAGTGAAAATAATTATTTGAATAGCAAATGTATTAGTTGTACAGATGTTATTGAATATGAAAATAAAAAAGAAATAAACAAAGTTAAAGGTTATTTCTAATGAAATATTGTAATGATTGTTCATTAACTAATAAAGATAATAATTTGTGTGATGAACATTATGATATATTAGAGAAAGAATAGGGAAGATATGGATATAACAGAAGTAATAGATGAGTATAGCGAAAGTGTATATGGTCATACGAATTGGGGATATACAAGCACATACTCTAAAGAAGAACTAGAAGATAAATCACAATACGATTTAGAACTAGATAACGCAATTGTATTTTGGTATGCATCAATAGATGAAGAAGAATAGAAAGGTAACTAATGGAAGATGAGCTAAACGATCTTTTAGTACAAGCACGAGAACATATAAGCGATAATGTAGATAAACAAAATGCAGAAACTTATTTGTTTGTATTAGAAGAATCATTAAAAGAAATAGTTAAGTTAAAAGATTTAACTGATGAATTTATTGATGTAAGAAATAAAGCTATCAAGAATTTGTATGACTTAGGATATTCAGCTATTCAATTAGCAGAGATCACTAATCTAACAAGACAAATGGTACATAACATAGTGAAAGGGAAGTAATGAAAGTATTAGATATTGGTAACGAATGCGTACACTGTAGGCAAGATACAAGTTTTGGTAGTGGTAGATTTGTTAATCGCTATCCAGCAGAAATACTTGATGAAGAAAACGACATAATTTTAGATGGTTATTGTTGTGATGTATGCGAACAAGAATATATAGATAGCTTAGATGAAGAAGAAAAAGCTAGATATTTAGGATAGAAAGGGAAGTAATGGAATTTGTATTGGTAGAAATACCTGAAGAAGATTTAGACAAAGAACAAATAGTAAAATTAATTTGTGATGATTGCAATAGTTATAACATAATTGAAAAAATATTAATTAATGTAAATACAAGAAAGCAAGTAGATATACTTGATGACAATGATTTTGTTTATAATCAGTTGTGGTGTAACGATTGTCAAAGCATAGAAATAAGAGAAGAATAGAAAGGGAAGTAATGACTAAATTAAATTGGTATTTAACTCAAAGAAAGAACGATACTATCTTTTATTTTAAGAAATTAATTAAAGATACAAAATATTTATTTAATAAAGAGATCAAAAATATATAACCTACTATTGCTAGTAGGTTATATACAGAAAGGAAACAACTATGAAAACTAACAATCATATTGTTTCTTTTAGAATACTAGAAAATGTCATATATTACAACTATAATGTAGGCAAAGAACAGGAGATAAGTTGAAGAAATATAAAGTATTAATAACAGGTAAGTTATTTATAACAACAGAATCAGAAGAAAAAGCTATTGCGTATGCAGAAGAAACAGTAAATGAATTACATAGTTCATTGAATATGAGTGTATTTTCAATAGCAGAAGTAAAGGAAGAAGAATAATGGATCAAGACACAATTAAAAAATTAACAAAGAACTTCCCAAAAGATGTAGTTAAACCAGCACCAAAGGGTAAGTTTGGTAGCTATGTACCACACCACATATATACACAACGATTAGTTGATGTTGTAGGTGGGCAGTACAACTTCACAATTAAAGAAGTTATTAGAGATAAAGACAACGCAGTTGTAGGTGCAATTTGTAGATTAGAAATTGTAGGATTAGGTGTTGTAGAAGAAATTGGTGATGTAGATATGAACGCATTAAATAGAAACATTACTGAAAGCGAAGTATTAAAACTAGCAGTTAGTGATGGTATTAAAAGATGTTGTATGCGATTTGGTATCGGCTTAGAGCTATGGTCTGGTGGCGTAACAGAAGAAGATCATTACGCAGGTGCAGGTATTATGACTCAAGAAGATAATGTAGCTAAAACTACTGCTGAATCAAGCAAGAAATTTAGCGAAGATGTAGGTGCAGAACAAACTGTAGCTGAAACTTTAAATATCTTTATTGAAACATTTAGTCAAGATAAGAAAGCTAAAGCAACTGCAAAGAAAACTGCATACGAACAAACAGTTCAAGAGGGTGCAGATAAAGATGTAGAGAATTGGACAGAAGAAAACAGAGAAATGTTTTATGCGTTCTTTGAAGTGGCTATCAACATAAGTGATGTGTTTGGTGATGTTGTAGTCAAACAAGATAACGATAAGATAGTTTGTGATAAGTGCAAGACAAGTGATTGGGTAGAAGATAATACAGAAAAGAAAGCTAGTGATCCAGCAAAGTATGGAAAGATACCTAGCTTAGTATGTTCTAACTATGGTAGCAATCAAGGTTGTGGAACTGTTATAGAGTGGTAGAGAAGATACACATACCACCTAAACTTCAAGCACTTATAGAGAAGTTGAACTTAACTGAAGAACAGATTAAGTTTTACGCAAGTCAGGAAGATAAAGTTTGCAAACGCAAGTTTGATTGTCCTGCATACAAGCATACCTACTATGACAACGAAGGCAGAGTGTATTGTGCAGAGCAATACAAGTTTGTTCCTGATGAAAAAAATCCATACGCTAGTGAGAAAAGAGTATGTCATAAATACTTAGGAACAAATAAAAAAGATGAACAGGACTATTTGTTTTGAGATGTAAGAGTTGTGGTGTAGGCGAATACGATATATATGGTATGCCTAGTTTTATTAAGGATGACTACTGCATATTGTGTAGGGAAATGATAGGGAGAGTAAATGAAAGTAATAGATAAAATATATGACTTTGAGAATGGCGACAAGTATGTTATTGAAACAAAAGAATGTTTCCATTGTGGAGAAAAAGGAACTGTAGAAATATTTACACAAGAAATGTTTTATCTTAATCAAGGTATGCACATACAAGATGCAGTTAAGTCTTTAGACAAAGACTATAGAGAACAAATGATTACAGGCACACATCCTAAGTGTTGGATTGAAATGTTTGGCGAAGAAGAATGAAGATAATAATTAAAGTATCTAACTCTGGAGAGTTTAAAGATATAGATTTTGAAAATACACCAGTAGATATACCAATAGAAGTTGAAGTAGTAGAGGAAGAAGAATGAATCAATCAGATATTGTAGCTAAATTAAATAAGATATATCCTGACCTTAACTTAGTTGAATGCGAGGATCAATTCTGTTCTTGTGATGCAACCAATGATAAATACATTGTAGAGATAAAGATAAGAGATAAAGAATATGATGGTTGGATTATAGAGAGAGATAAGTTTAACGCTAATGTAGATAAATCTGTTGATGAGAGAAAGCAATTTATATATTTAACAGAGTACAATGGCAAGATTATGACTTGGAATATAAACAAGTTAGCATTATCAGGGTACGATTTTAAATGGGAGAAAAGACCTATGCCAAAGACTACAGAATTTGAAAATACAAATCAAATAACAAAAGCAGTAGGGTATCTTTATGAAAAAGATGCCAAGATACATAAGGAGAAAGAATGATTGATGTAATGTTAAGTAAAGCTACAACAGGTATGGTTATAGCAGAACTTTTAAATAGAAAAGATGATAAAGGAACACCTTTATTTATGGGTAAAAGCATAATGCTATCCAATGGTCAGCAACAATTACTTGCTATACTACCTAATGTACAAATACTTACAACAATAGAGGAAGAAGAATAATGGAAGCAATTATATTAGACACATTACATATAGATACTGGAAAACCAATAGTAGTTGCAGAAATATCAGGCAAAAATAAAGTATTTTTTACTGTTGAAGATATGAAATCTTTAATTCATTATTTTAATTTTGCTGTAAATGTATTAGAAGATTAAAAGAATACATATGAAACACATATTTAGATGTATGATGGTTAATCATATTGAAGTAACAAATAACGAACCATACATTACTACAGGAGATAGACCAATGTGTGATACTTGTTATGACCAAGCAGAAGAAGGTAGTTCTTGATACCTTTTCCTAATAAAAAATATAATATAATCTATGCTGATCCACCTTGGTCATACAAAGTATGGAATAAAAAAGAACACAAAACTGCTGAAAGACACTACAACACTATGTCATTACAAGATATAAAAGACTTACCTTTAAATAACATAGCAGAAGATAATTGTGTTTTATTTATATGGGCTACATATCCACAATTAAAAGAAGCATTAGAAGTTATAGATGCTTGGGGATTTCAATATAAAACAGTTGCTTTTACTTGGGTAAAAAGAAATAAAAAATCTGATAGTTGGTTTTGGGGATTGGGGCATTGGACTAGAGCTAATGCAGAAGTATGTTTATTAGCAACTAAAGGAAAACTTATAAGAGAAAGTGCTAGTGTTCATCAAATAATAGATACAAGAATACAAAGACACTCACAGAAACCAGAAGAAGCCAGAGTTAGAATTGTAGAACTTATGGGAGATTTACCAAGAATAGAATTATTTGCAAGAAATAAATATATAGGCTGGGATATTTGGGGAGATGAAGTATAGACCATTACCTGAACATCTAACAATTATGCCTAGCAAGATAGAAGGGTTAGGTTTATTTACATTAAAAGATATACCTGCTGATACTATGTTAGGACTAACACATACATTATGGTTTGGCGAACCTGATAATTTACTTAGAACACCTCTTGGTGGATTTATAAATCACAAAGATAAACCTAACTGTGTTATAAAAGGTAAAATTATGAGGTATCTTTATACATTAGAAGATATAAAAGCAGGAGAAGAACTCACAGTTAAATATACTTTGTATAAAGTCTAAACTATTCTGTAGTTATCCCAACCATCTTTATTAACTGTAAAACATAAGACACCTGGATCATTCCATAGTCCTGTTCTTGCAGTAAAGTCTTTACTTGCATCAATACTAGGACATTGAAACCAAGTTCTCTTACCTTGTCTTAGTAATCGTGGGTGATGATAGTGTCCTGTAACTAATATTTCAGCAGCACCACTAGGTAACCAACCAAACATTTGTCCTTGCCACCACTTCATTATCTTACCTTCTGGACCAGAACCACCACCTGTCATATGTCCGTGTGTAATAGCTACACCTTTACCTTTAATGTCAAGTAAGTGATGATAGTCAGTAGGAAGTATGACTTTGACTTTATCGTATCTTTTATTCTGTGCAGTAATCTCTTTAACTATTTCAAAGTGCATCATATCAGAGTTATCTAATCTATCTGATAAGACTTGTCCTTTACCTGATCGTGTCATCTCTCCGTGATTACCACCAATACCACATACAGTTATCTTGTCTGCGTGTGGTAGAAATGTATCAATAGTCTGCATAATTAAACGCCTAGCAAGTTCATACTGCTGTCGTAAAGTCAATTCTATATTGAAGGGCATTGAGTTGTAGTAACTCGTATCACAATTTTCTGTGAGATCACCTAATCCTAATAGGTATATCTCATCTATTTCTGTACCTGCCTTACGCAGTGCCTTAATCTGATTTACTCCCTTAATAAGGGCTTCCTCGTAGCGTTTAAGGGTATTTTCAACGCCATAATCAGCTTTACCTAACTGCCAATCAGCCATTGTCCATACAAAAGCAGTATCTCCACCATAATTTGTGTCTTTTAACTTAGGTTTCTTACTGTATTCCTTAACAAGTTTCTCAAAATATGAATCTAATGCAGGGTTCTTACGCTTTACAACGCCCTTAAATGCAAAAAAGGTGGTTGTTTGTCCACCTTTTAACTGTGCTTCCCAACTAGATGCACGAACCTTGCCATCTATTTCATAAAACTCTGGGTCAAATCCCCAATCTCTAAGTATGTCATCATATTTAGATTTGTAATTAGGATCAGTTCCTACATAGGTAACTTCTCCTCTACCTGTGGATTCATCAAACTCAATGGATGGTTGCCATCCTGATTTATAATAATTATTTCCTAGTTCTTGTGTCATACGCAGCCTTTCTGTTAAGGCTAATTATAGACAGTTAATAGGACTATTTCTACTTACTTAATTTTTTCTTAGCAAATTCCTTGACAACTACTAAAGCAGCAGATGCACCTGATAGTGCAGCAAGTTGAATAGCATTGACATCAAGTCCAACTAATGGAGCAACAGTTAAAGCACCTAGAAATGCTTGAACAAATGTCCAAAGAGTTTTCTCTAACACTATTTTATATTCTTCACTCATTGTATTATTCTTCCTAACTTCAATTTGTTTTCTATATTCTCTAGTTTAGCAATAATTGTATCTAATTTCTTTTGAATGAACTGTGGATGTATCATCTCTGGACCAGTTGCATTAGATAAATCTTCAGCAGTAATGTTAGTTGTACTCTTTAATAAAGAAGTATCTACTTTATCCCACTCAATAATCCATTGTCGCCAAGCATCTCCAGGACAAGCAGTTTGTTTAAAGGAACTATGTGGTCTTAGTTCTCCTTTGACTTGTGAGTAGAGCCACTTAACAGATTCAATAGCTTTATCTGATGGCTTGTCTGTAGCATTGACACCACCCAACCAACACACAGCAACATAATGCTTGTTGTTGTAATTAATTTCTTGCCTACTATTACCACCTTGTGCAGCACTTCTGTTGCCCCAACCTCTGCCTTCATAAATC